AAACTCTTTGGCATCGCCGCATGGGCGCTCGGCACAATCGGAGGTATCGGATATGCTATCTACAGCAAGGCATACCTTATCGCTATCGCTATCGCAGTCCTCGGCGCAATGGCATTCCCGACAGTAAAGAAGTGGTTCCCTTCAAAATAGTAAACCGACTGCACTATGGGACTGCTTGATATTATACTTAGCGCTCTTGTCGCGCTGTTCGCAGGGCTGAATATCTTCCAGATTTTCAGTTTCCGCGCCTACAAGAAGAAATTCCAGGCGCAGGCTGAAATGGAAGAGGCCGTGGCCTATGCCGAGAAGCAGTCGGCACTTGAACAGAGGCTGGCTGCAATCGAAAGGCTCTATAACGAGCAGGGTGCTACCATAGATGCCTTACGCGAACAGATCCTCAAACTATCTGAAGAAAAGTTCAACAATGCCTCAAGGATAGTACAACTGGAGGGCGAGAATAAACTACTGCGCGAGAAGCAAGACCGCCTCGAAAAAGAGGTGGAAGCGTACAAAACTCTTGTGAATAGTAAGTAAATGAGCAAGCACAGGTATTTTGAGCTGAGCGAGTTTATTGTAAGTGCTACGGCGAAGAAGAAAGGGATAGCAAACATCCCGACTTTCGAGGTTGTGGAGCACTTGGACGAGCTTGTGGAGAAGATTCTCGACCCTCTCCGTGCAGCATACGGAATGCCTATCAACGTCTCATCGGGATACCGATGCCCTGAGCTTAACAGAGCCGTGGGCGGAGTCCCGACATCAGTGCATCTCATAGGATATGCAGCAGACCTGACCGTGGGGGGTTCCCTCAACCGCTTCAAGGAGTTCGTGATAGAATGGTTCCGCAAGACGGGCACCAAGTTCGACCAGGTGCTTCTTGAGAAAGACAAGAAGGGAAACCAGTGGGTGCATATTGGTATATACGACAACTATGGTCGCCAACGCGGCCAGATAATGAATATGGAAAAATAAGATGTGGGATTCAATCTTCATCATTGTTTGTGTATAAGGTTTTGATGTCAGTAAGGGCTGGGTAGCCGTGAGGTTTCCCAGCCTTTCAATTAAATGCAGAAAGTATGAAAGATAAACTGATTTTCTTCGTTATTTCATTGACATTCCTTGCAGCGGCATTCTTCGTGGGACGGTGTACGAAAAGCCCCGAACAGGTGGAGGTCGAAGTCGTGAAGACCGATACTTTGACAGTAGTTGATACTTTTTTCGTCGACAAGCCTGTGCCGTATATCAGCAGGGAGCTGCAGGACAGTCTCACTCTCTATGTATCACTTTACGACTTGCAGTCTGCCGTCATAGACAGCCTTCTCGACGAGATTGGCAATGCCCCTATGGATACAATCATCGAGATACAAGTCCCGAAGGAGCAAAAGGAATATGTCGATAAAACATACCATGCCTGGGTATCGGGCTATCAGCCGTCGCTGGACAGCATCCAGGTATATCAGCAGACAAAATATGTCATAAACACCGTCAAGGAACCGCCGAAACACTGGCATATCGGCCCTATGGTGGGTGTTGGTGTGGGTGCTGCCGACAACAAGGTAGTTATGACTCCATATATCGGAATCGGCGTAACATATAGCATCTTCTCCTTCTAAGTGGGTAAAGATAGACCGAGGTAGCAGTCTGTATTCTTCACTTTTGATAATAAAGTGAAAAAGTATGTTCAAGGCCAATACACTCATACGTCGTGCAGCCAAGCCCTCGGAGGTGGATTCCGTTAAGGCGAGGCGGAAAGAACTATACACCAAAGACAAAGACCCGCAGCTGCTGGAGTTCTGTGAGCAGTTGTGGATGAACTTTGAGTCGTTCCGCCAGCAGCGTAAGCGCGGCAACAACTTCTATGACGGCGACCAGTGGTCAGACCCCATCACCGTCAACGGTGTGACGATGACCTACCGTCAGTATCTTGTCCGCACAGGCAATGTCGTCATTCAGACCAACCAGATCAAGAACCGCGTGGATACCATCGCCGGTCTCCGCGTCAAGGAGCGCACCGAGCCCGTATGCCAGGCTATCGACAAGGACGAGCAGCCTTACGGAGAACTGATGACTCAGGGCGTGCAGGCGAACAGCGACAAGAACCAGATGTCCGAACTGGAGCTGAAGTGGATAAAGGATGCCTGCAACGGCGGTCTCGGCGCAGCGTATGAGTCATACGACGACACGTCAGGCCCTGATCGCAGGATGGACTCCTGGACGCAGTACATCAACCCCAACCGCATATTCTTCGATGCCGACGGCACCGACCCGCGTCTGTGGGACTTGTCAATCATCGGCGTTGTCCGCTATGCTTCACGCGAAGAGATGTGCGCGAGGTTCGCCAAGAAACCTTCGGACTACAACATACTCAAAAAGATTTATCCTAACCAGTTCACTGTATTTAGAGAGCCCGACTCGGACGACCCCGAAGAGGAGGAAGATGACGAGAGGCTTGTGTTCATGGATACCACAGACCCTCTGAAGTGCTATTACTGCGAGGTGTGGACGAAAGAGTCGAAGGAAAGGATACGCCTTCACGATCTCAACAGCGGCACGGAAGAGATTATTGATGCCGACGACAGGGAATACCGCAAGGAGATCAAGGCCGAGAACGAGCGCCGCAAGCAACTGGCACTCCAGGCTGGCTGGTCTGAGGAGGATACCCCCTACATCATCGGCGACGGATATGGAACCGACGAGAGTGAGCGCAACGGATATTTCGTGGATACTTATTGGTATTGCCGTTTTCTTGCAGCAGACGGAACGATACTGTGGGAGGGCGAGAGCCCTTATGCTGGCAGGGCGCATCCGTTCACTCTGTTCGTATTCTCATATATTGACGGAAGGATCATCGGCTACAACCATGACGCTATAGACCACCAGATGGCTATGAACCGCCAGTGGGTGCTGGGCGAATGGCTTCAGCGTACTCAGGCCAAAGGTGTGACCGTGGTGCCGAAGGCTATCGTGCCTGACGATGTTTCATACGAGGACTTCGCCAAGAGCTGGACTGCGATAGACGAGATGGTGTTCATCGAGATGAAGCCCGGCGAGGAAGGTCTTATGCCGAAGGTGTTCTATGGCAACGCACAGAGCATGGACGTATCAAGGCAGATTGCCATGATCAAAGACCTTATGGACAGCGGTAGCCCTATCAATGGGGCCTTGCAGGGCAAAGACCCTGGACGTGCGACATCGGGCACTCTTTACGCTCAGATGGCTACCAATGCTTCTACATCCGTGGCTGCTTTCCTCGACCAGTTCCGCAACTTTGTGCGTCAGGTACTCATCAAGAAGATGAAGAACCTCGCTATGTTCTACGACGAGGAGCGTTGGCGCAAGATCGCGGGCAGCATCGACAGCCTTACAGACTTCAGCACAATCAACCTCAATGACATCAAAGATATAGAACTCGACCTGCGACTGCTTGAAAGTTCGAATACTCTCGAGGCCCGCGAAATGCAGGAGCAAGACCTGGAGAACCTCCTTACTATGGGTGTTATCACTGGCGATGAGTTTACGGAACTCAGCAAGAAGCCGTACATTCAGAAGTTGCGCCAGATGCGTGAAGCACGTCAGGCGGAGATGGAAGATATGCAACAGGCCGGGATGCCCGTGGGGGCCGCGTCGGAAGCGGTGCCTCAGACGGTGGCCCCGGCCGCTGCTCCTCCTATGCAGGCAGTACCGCAACAGTAACTATCAGATAAGCTTTGCTCTGGAGAGGCGTTCCTTGACGAACGCCTTTCTTCTTTTTATCTGTTCCTCTTTCGTCATCGCGTTGTTTCCCCAACGGTCGGCGGTATGATAGTAGCAGCCATATTTGAGTGTGTTCATCGTCAGTAGTTGCGCTGCTACACCATAGACCTTCTTCTCTGCCTTGAACTGTGGCTTGGTATAGGTGACGAGGTGGTCTGGGCGGAAAGAGTTGGCGGCGAGGTACACTGTGCATCCCTGCTGCCTGTGGCGCAACTCTGCTGCCTCTACGCCTTGCTTGTAGATATGTTTGGCATAGAGTGTGACGATGATGATTGCCGGTTTGCGTAAGATTCTTTTGATGATATTCATGGGTCGTGTTTTATAGGTTAGTCATTCCATAGTCGTCTCCGTCGATGACGGTTTCCTCCGACTGCAATTCGGTAGTCTTTATCCAAGAGGGCATATCCATTTCCTTATAGCATATCCACAGGCCGATGGCGCGAGACATCACAACGTCGTCGTGCTTGCCGTGTTCAGCGTCGGTCTTGCCGTGGTCTTCCATATATGAGGACATCTCGGCGCAGCAGAGGGTGCTGGGCTCGTCCCACAGGTCATCACGCAGGCACTCCTTCATAAAGTTGATGATCTTCGGCTTGGTGCTGCGATTGGTATGGAAGCCCCACTTATATACGACGTGCCCTTTGACATCTTCTTCGGGGGCGCTGCGCATATAGAGGTTTCCGTAAATCTTGGAGACAATATCCATGATATACTCGAAGGAGTCGATGCCCGTGTTGCGCTCTGCATTCATCTGCTCCATAGTGTTGGACTCTATGACGAGCAGGGCATCGTTATACCATTTGGCGAGGCGCATAGCATCGTATGCCTGCATATCGGGGTCTGCCTTGTAATTCATCTCTGCGACAACCCCGGGTTTGCCAGCCAGGCCGAAGTCGGGCATCATCAGCAGGCGGTCGAATACAGTGATACATGCGGGGTCTGCTCCTTCGCTGGCTCCGCGTCTCGGGTCGAGGACGACGAGATAGCGGTTCTTGACGGGAGAGTCGTCGGGCTTCTCCCAGATACGCAGGTTGCCCGTAGAGTTGGGGATAAAGCGGATATCCTCGATGGCCTCTTCTCCTTTCTCTCCCTCTGCCACCAGGTCTCCGACAAAGGCGGGCGCACGGCATTTGCGTGACTTCTTGTCCACGAGGAAGGGGTCGAAGACATGGTTTCCTGCCGTGAAGAAAGCCTGTTCCGCAGTCTCAGGGGCCTCGTTGCACATCTTGGCGAAAGAGAGGCGCAGGCGACGGTGACGATACCAGTTGATATGCTCCAGCGTAGAGCCTATCTCCCAAAGCCACCAGTAGTATTTTCCCGCATCCCTCCATTTGCCGTTGGGCGTATCATCGTCTTTGTGTTCTATGAGCCACTCGACAAATCCGCGCAGATCGTCGATGCTGCGGTTATCGTATATGATGTCACGAGAAGGGACGAAGACCTGGGTGTATCCTCCTCTACCGTCGGCGCAGGACTTCCATACCTCGGCGAAGAAGTCGTCGGACGATTTGGCGGTAGACTCCATGACGCGCATGGTATCCTCAGTCTCCGTCATACCACCTTCGATGTCGGCGACAATATCCTCTGCCTGCTTGCCGGGAGTATCGGGCCACAGACCTACCTCGGAATAGTGCGCTCCTGAAATATCCTTAGAACGCAAGGTATCGGGCTTCTCGGCAGTACCTACATATATATATCCCTCCAGCACCTGCTTGTTGTTCTGGTCTTTCAGAGTGAAGGCGTGACCCGTACTGTCGGCGGGTGCAAGATGCAGGGCCGTGCTTTCAGGAAGTCCCAAGTCCCAGGCAGGGTAATCCTTTATCGTGCGCTTGAGCATCGTAAGTATCGTCTCGGAGGCGGAAGAGGTATGGGCTGCAATGGCGAAGGAATGGAACTCGTTCCACTTGAACTGGAGCCAGCACTGGAAGAAGAAGCAGAACGTAGAACCACCCCACTGACGAGCCTTCAGGATGATGAGCGAGATAGGAACTCCCTGCTCTATCATATTCTCGCACAAGGCAAGGACGGAGAGCTGCGGAAGGTTCAGGATGAAGCGCACCCTCTTCTTTGCCGTCTTGTGCTTTATCCAGATGCAGAAGTATGCCCAGTGAATAAAGTCATGCTTGTGGCGTATGCGTCGCAGCCTGCGTTCTATCTCCAATGTCGTAGGTGCACCATACTTCCATTTCTTTGTGTCGATATATTTGGCGATGCTGCCCACTCTTGCTACCTCCCTGACAAGTTTGTTGCGCATCATAGACTGGGGAACCCACTGCACGGGTATGGCGAAATCTGCGATCTCCAGTTTTATCCTCTTTAGTCCTGTTAACTCGGCAACGCCCTCGCCGGTCACGGGGTCATATTCTGCCCGCAGCCTCTTCCACCGTTTTTCATTCTCGGCGATAAACTCATTATAGGTAGCGTCGGCAATCACTTGTCAAGTCTTGAAAAAGTCGTTTTGTGCCAGCGGCTCCCATGCCGAGCATGAATGCCGCGATATGAGTCGAGGCGCTGATTTTCGGGATAAATACCATAGCAACCGTCACGACAAGGAAGATGATGACGGGAGTCTGTCGCCACCACTTACTTTTTAGCGAAGGTGTTCGTAGTCCCAGGGCGGCATACAGCACGTTGGAGAAGCCCAAGATGGGCCGAAAGGAAAGAGGATATACGACGACAGCTATTATAAAAGGAAAAAGCAAATCCCTGCAAGGCTTGCACGGATTCTTGTATATCGTCCATATCGCAAGGCTGTTGACGGCAAGATGCCACCAGTTGGCATGGAAGAAGGAATAGGTAAAGGCCCGCAGCCAGTAATCCCCGTTGCCGAAGAAGTATTCCGGCACTCCGAAGATTAGCTGCAGCAACACCAGCGTCAAGATGATTAGTATTCGCGCCATTTGTCCCATTTCGCCCTTGCCTTCTTTCTCTCCTTGTATATGATCTTGCGGGCCATCTGAGGCCCTACATAAAACTCGGGTGCAGGTTCGTCCACCAAAATCTCCATGATGCGTTCCCGCGAAAGGCCGCTGTCGGGGTGATTCTCCACCCATGCTTTGTAGTTGTTGTATAGATGCCATGCCATACGCCGGCTGCTGGCGTTGAGGTTTATCAGCGAGACGTTGGCGAGGATGAGCCCTACGAGGTCGGATGCCCTCTTCGGCTCGATGTAATAGCGTGGTGCCGGAGACGAGCTTACGAACTTGGCAGCATCGCGCATGGAATTGAAACCGCGCATGAGAAGCGCCTTCTTAAACGCAAGGTACAAGTCCCTGTCCCTTGCTCTTTTCAGGTCAGTGTTCTTTGTGGCCGACATGCTTAATAATCAAGGTGTAAGCAAAGTTAAGCAACATTGCTTACATATAAGCAAGAGAATTGAAAAAATAAGCAAAAAATCCAGCAAAGTGGGTAAAGATAGACCCTATGCGCATTTTTCGCTGTCTACTTTTGGTTAAAAACATAGAAAACAGATTCAGATATGGCAACTGAAAAGAAAGAAACAGCCTCTGCACGCGAGAACCTTCTTGCCCGTGCAAGAGAGCGTTATGCAGACCGCACCTTCGCAGACATCGGCGCTGAGCCGCAGGAGGGTGTCGCAGACCTGGACGAAGCTATCAACGAGATGCTGGAGGGGTACATCAACAGGCAGACTGAATATGACGAGAAAAATTCACGTCTTGCGCAGCTGCTCAGCAGCGATCCCGAAGCAGCAGAATTTATGCAAAGGTGGATTGAGACCGGCGATCCCCGCACCGCACTTGTAGAACAGTTTGGTGAAGAGCTTGGCATGGCCGAGGAGGCGCGTGCGAACTTCAAGAGCCAGCTCGACGGCTGGCGTGAGCGCAAAGCCGCAAACGATGCCCTTGAAGCCGAAGCACAGGCTAACTGGGACAAATCACTGCAGGCTCTCGAAGACTGGGGCAACGCAAAAGGTCTGTCTACCGAAGAGAAGGCCGAAGTTATGGGCCGTCTCCTTGCTATCGTCTCTGGCGGCATGGTGAATACCTATACCGTCGACGATTTCGACATGGCTTACAATGCAATGTATCACGACCGCGACGTTACCGCAGCCCGCGTAGAGGGCGAGGTGGCAGGACGCAATGCTAAGATCGAGGCGGCACGCAGAGACCGTGCGGCCAATGTCGCTATGCCTCCGGCACCTACTGGCAGGCAGGGCGGTGTTGTAGCAGAACCCAAACAGAAAGGCCAGCCGAGTCCCTGGGCTGGAATCAAATAACGAAAACCATTAAATCTTATCAATATGGGCATAATTAATTTTCTGAAAACCCACAAGATGAGCGTTCTGTCATCGCTGCTTGTGGTCGCCGCAGCTCTGCTGGGAGCAGACCTCGGTTTTGCAATGGCAGTTGAACCCGTTGAGTTGGCCACTCCTGGCAACCCTTCGGACAATATGAATCCTTATGATGCTTCTACCAACCCTTTAGGTCGTGCAGCAGCCGACGAGGCTGGTGCCCTTCCTTCAGGTGAGGCCCTTCAGCGTGACGAGCAGGGTGGTAAGACCCAGCTCCAGAACAAGGCCGCTACCGCCACTGACGTGCGCGACGCTGGTCTTGAGGCTGAAGATTACGACAAAGACGTTGACGAGTTCCGTCCGTTCGCGTTCCCGATCGAGACCTACATCGCTCGTCAGTGCCGTCCCGTAAAAGTCAACAGCCCCGTTCATGGTCACTGGCGTACCGGCTCTACTGACCTTGACGCTGTGTTCAATGGTATCGGTGACGTTCCCGGCGATCTCGCAATCACCGCAGGTAGCAACACCAGCAAGACTATCGGTGGCTCAAGCGTAGTAGTTTACAACTATCAGAAGGCCCTCCTCAAAATCCCCGTAAGCTCTTTCGACAACCCTGAGTGCTTGACAGAGTTCTCTACCGTTATCGTTAAGGGTGTTGCAGGTTACAAGAAGGCTGACGATGGTTCAGAAGTAGCCGACGGCGAACTCATGCTCTTCGTCCTCGACCACAAAGACAGCTCTGAGTTCATCCAGTTCAAGGTCATCAACCCTCCGTTCAACACTACCGGCTCACCCACTTCAGTGACTATCTCTATGAACTCTGAGTTCAAGAGCGCCGCCACTGCCTGCGCAGAGTCACAGATGCACGTTGCATCAGAGACCTATCTGCCTGAGAAGTTCGACGTATTCCTCCAGAAGAAGATCGTCACCTGCGTTATTACTGACGCACTGGAAGAGCAGATCAAGAAAGTGCCGCACACCAAACAGAAGATTCTCGCCAATGCCGAGTACAACTTCAAACGCGAGTGCGCACGCAGCCACTGGAACGGAACCAAAGCCCGCGTGGACGTTTATGTTCCCGAGACAGGCAACCGCGAGAGCGTATACTTCGAGAATGGTATCCTTCGCCAGCTCAATATGCTTTATACCCTCTCAGGTAACGTCCTCACCGATGACGACCTTCTCGTGATGTCAACCCTCATGTTTACCGACAATAGCCAGAGCGACGAGGCTACCGTATTCTGCGGCAAGAAAGCAATGCAGAGACTCATCAAACTCGTCAACAGCGCTGACAAATATAAAGATGTAGGTCGTGTTGAGGTTAATGACTACGGTATAAAGGTTCGCAACTACCGCGATAACTTCGGTAGCTTCGAGTTCATCTACGATCCTACCCTCAATGACATCGGTTACGAAGAGGCTATGGTTGCTGTAGACCTCCGTCATGCTACCCGTCCTTATATGGTGAACAAGAAGACCACCACCAGGGATATGAGCAAGACCGGCGAGGCACGCGAGGCTAAGGAATACAACCTCTGCAAGTACGACTGCGTTGCCCTCAACGGCTTCAACAGCATGCTTGTGCTTCCTGCCAACGCAGCCCTCATTCAGGCTAACCTCGGTGGCATCCAGGCTTCATTCCAGAGCGTGAGCGCCCTTCCTTCAGGTAGCGACCTCACCGACGCTGCGAAACTGTTGAAATACTTCCTCACCGCAGACGACACTGATGCCGGCTTCAAGAAAGGCGACATCGTTGAGTGGAACTTCGACCTCAATACCTGGGATAAGTTCCAGGGCATGGTAAGAGCCTAATCATTGACTATTAATGTGGGGCGGAAAAGTTCCGCCCCTTTTTCTCTAAAAAACATCGTTATTATGCTGAAAACTTATGGTATTTACGGCCAGACCCAAGCCGTCATCAATTTCCCCATCAACGAAGGTAAAGCCTGGTTCACGGCGGAGTTCCGTCGCGGACGTATTGGAGCAGGGATACAAGATCGTCCCGCAACATTCACTACCGCCAATCCAGTGATACAGGGGATTATTGAGAACAGCAAGGATTTCGGCTACCTTATTAAACTCGTCCGTATGACGGAAGATAGCGCAGAAAAGACTGCGGCGGCACCTGAGAAACCGAAAGCCCCCGCACTCACCGCACATCCGGAAATAAACAGCAAAGAGGATGCAGTGGCGTTCCTCAAAGCAAATGGAGCGAAGGCTACCCACCTCAAGGACGATGATTCAATTAAGAAGTATGCCGCCAAGATTGGCGTATTCTTCCCTAATCTTTACGAATAATGACTACACTTCTCACCAGCGACGCTAAGGTGCTTGTCCGCAAGAATCTGGACGAGCTCGATCCTAATGGTTCAGCCATGTATCAGGATGAAAACGGTTCTATCGGGGACAACACGTTAATGGATAGCCTCATAGCGAGATTCTTGCCTGAAGCTATCAATGCCGTGCATCTTGCTGCACCTGCAGCGTTGCTGGAAGGAGAGGATGTCAAGACAAGTGCAACGAGCGTAGCCAAGAGTACGGACAATGTTTTGTCCTTCACTCTGCCTGCGACATTGAAATATCTGCGGTTGGTGGCATTCAAGGCCAGCGACAGTGGCATTGTTATTACCGACCCCATCCCCGAGGCTTCGGCAGAAGGCCGCAAGCAACTCAACTCCCATATCCGTGGACGTTCAGACCGTCCGCGACTGGTCATCATGCAGGATATGAATGGTGGCCCCAAGTTCAAATACTATTCGCTTGAATCGGCAACGGAGCAAGAGACAGCGATAGCTCAGCTCTCGATAGTGAAAGAGCAGACCTATATCGCTCCGACGGAGCAAGTGGCTGACCCGAGTTATAACATCAGCGCCTTGCTGCGTCAAAACATCATAGACTATCTCACCGCGAGGGTCATGGAGACATACAATGATCAGCGGTCACAGATATACACTCAACGAGCAAATTCTTTTCCCACGATATAAACATAATCAGATATGAATAACATTTTCCCTATCAACGACCCTTTGACGATTGTCTGGCATCTGAGCAAGCCTGACGGAACGCCTTTCAACCTGAACGGCTATTCTTACCGTCTTTTCTATAAGAACGGCAAGGGCAAGAACGAGGCGGCAAGCACAGCAGTTACCGCATCTGGAGATACCATCTCCTTCGAATACAGTACCGAAATGCCTCGTTTTACTGGTATGTATGCGCTGCAACTGCTCCTGTACCAGAACAACAAGCTGCTTGTCGATTTGAATTACAATGACGCTTTTGGCTTCGATACTATTCCTGTATCGGGCAGCAATCCTTCACAGTCACAGGAAGTTTCGGGTGGCATTGTACACCTTTATACGGTGGCCGAGTATTATCTTCTCGCGCCGGTGGTTCCTGTCGTTGGCGATGATGGCTTCTGGTGGGTCAACGGAGAAAGGCTTGTAACTCCCGACGGGGAGAATGTCGCAGCCGACCATACTCTTGAATACGACCCCGCAACAAAATATCTCATTATCGACAAGGGTCGCGTTGACGCTCACGGACAGAGCATCCAGCAGACTATCACCGATATTGCTGATGCCCTAAGCTATATGGACGGAGAGGAGGCCGATCGACAGGAGGCCGAAGGACAGGGCGACTATTCAGACCCTTCAGAGTATCCCGACTCACGCAGGGCAAAGGAAGCTGAGCGACAGGAAAATGAAGCGGCACGTCAGCAAGCAGAGGGCAATTCAGAGTCGGAGCCTGGTGACGGTAGCCGCGTGGGAAACGAGCTTCAGCGTATTGCCGATGAGGGTACGCCGAGTGACGAGGAGGGTGCGGATACCCGCTGGGGAGCTGAGAAAGCACGCCGCGCGGCCGAGGGTACTCCCGAGGATGATCCTGACGACCCCGAGGTAAATACCAGGTGGGCGCAGTACAAGCGCAGCATTGCTGCCACAGAAAGGGCCAACGAAGCCGCGGCAGCAGCCGAGCATCAGGTAGACGTGAAACGTGGATACGGCATCGCCTCTGTTACGGAGCCTGTAGTATCACACGAAAACGGCGGCTGGAACACTATCCGCGTGACAACGGAGGATAATAGGACTTATGATTTCCAGGTACGAAACGGAAGATCGTCGGCAGGTTTCTTTGCGGATGCCGCATCCCTGACGGCTGCTGGCCTCACTCCGGCAGTCGGGGATTATTGTTTTGTCAGCAAAGCAGGCGACGGAACCTTCCCCGCATATATCTATGTCTGCACTACCGCTGGCACCTGGACTGCGACGACCGCCGAATTTGACGGAGAGGGCTCGATCGATCTTGTTGACGCGCTCAACTCAGACAGCACGACTGCTGCACTTACCGCCAAGCAAGGCAAAGTGCTTGATGAGAAAATCAGTCAATTAGGCCAAGAAGTTGTTAATGCAGAAATAAAAGCAAAAGGAAATCAATTTGATAACCTGCCTATTTATATTAATAAATATTGGAATAACCAAGGTTCTTTTGCAGACATTGGCGGATGGGGAGCGTCTCCTTTGCTCTCTGTAGTTCCTGGAATTGAATACAAACTTCTTAATGCAACCAGTGGTTATGTCTTATATGCAGCTCAAGTTTTTGATAAAGAGGGCACATATTTAGGTCAAATATGGGTTCCTACTTCAGGTACACTATCTTGTGATGACGTTTTGACAAGATATTCCACCGCTGTTAGGTTAGGGATGGACTTGTATTCCTCATCTGGACTTATAGATCCCCTTACAGAAGAAGATGTAGTTGGATGGAATTTATGCGCTATTTATACAGGAATAAAAACGAATGATATTCAAAATGGTGCTGTAACAAGAGTTAAACTTGCCACAGCAGTTCTTACCGAATTGAACGGTTTGCATACTGATATTGCGCGAATGGATACCAGCATTCTAAAAACGGCTTTAGATCAGAAATATCCAATACCCATTATTATCAATGAATATTGGGATAATAACGGTTATGTTCACCCTGAAAATGGCTGGGCTCGTAGTCCAAAAGTCATCGTTGATTCTCGGTTGACTTATCGACTGCTCCCAACTGCGGACAATCATTATCTTTACGCTGTGCAGGTTTTTAGTGCCGATGAGACTTATTTGGGTCTAATTTCACAGCTAAGCGGTAGTATTACTGGAGCGATGATTTTAGATGTATATCCTACGGCTGCTTTAATTGGTATAGATATTTACCAAACGCCATTTTCAGGAACTCCACTTACAGAAGCAGATGTAGCGAATTGGGATTTCTTCTGTTTATTAACTGATAATATAAGTACAGATAATATTAATCCAGAGGCGGTAACGGAGGCTAAAGTTGAATCATCATTAATGGCCAGATTGATGCAGCCAGCTGGAGAACTTGTTAATTCTCCCATTAACTTACTTGTGGGTGTTGGAACAAGTAGCCCTAGTTCTCCTTTTAGTGCAGGCACCTTTACTGGTGGAGGAAGCCATACAGTTGCTACAATAGAGGCAGACGATGATTCTCCGGTTGGCTTATTGATGGCTAATCATAAGAGACTTCGTTTTACTAACGGGGGTTCTACTAATGGTAATGATTATATAGTTAATAATTCTAGTAATATAGCGACAAGAGGTAATCATATAGAAATCTCTATGTGGGTAAAGGATAGTGAATGGGTAGAAATTGATAGAGAGTTTTTATTCATAATCTGCTTCATAAGCATGTCGCCAACAGTAAAACAAACTTACTTCGCTTGCCCCATTAAGGATATTCTTGACGGAACAGTTTATGATACAGTTTACCATACAAGAGAACTTATAACAA